GAATATGTAGAACAAGAAGAGGGTATTGGTGTAGAAGCATTAAAACCAATAGCCTATTGCAGAACTATAGATGTACCAAATATTTCATTTGGAAATACTTTAGATATATCTGCAATAAAAGATACAAATGGTAATATACTCAAAGCAGCACAAAACTATACTGTAGTAAATATACAAGCAGATAGAACAGGTTTTAGTGCATTAATGTTAGAGGAAATATAATGGCAAATCATGTAAGACAACAAATAAGAGAAAAGTTTGGTACTACTTTAACTGGTTTGACTACAACTGGTTCAAGAGTTTATGAGTCAAGGGTTTATCCATTAGAAACAGTACCAGCATTAGTTATCTATACTAAATCAGAAGCATCTGAGCCAATAGTTATAGGTACTGATAGAGTTATGAGTAGAGAATTATCAGTAGTAGTAGAAGGATATGCAAAAGCTACTAGCAACTTTGATGATACTATTGATACAATAAGCAAAGAAGTTGAAGAAGCAATAGCAGCAGATAGAACCTTAGATGGTCTAGCAAAGGACTGCTACCTAGAATCAACAGAAATAGAGTTTAACGCTGAGGGAGAAAAGCCTTTGGGTTATGTATCTCTTACATTTTTAACTAACTACTATGTCAAGGAAACTAATCCTGATGTGGCGGTTTAACAGGAGACAATTATGAAAATGATTAGTCCAAATGGCAAAATTTCTATAAATGCTCACCCTTCGAAGGTTGAGTCTTTATTGAATATGGGTTGGAAAGAAGAAGCAGTCCATTCGCAAGAAAAAATTAAACCTTCTTCAAAGAAAAAGTCGGAAGACGAGGTAAAAGAAAATGGCAACACATAAAGGAAGTGAAGGAACTGTTAAAGTCGGTTCAAATGCTGTAGCTGAAATTAAGTCTTACTCAATAGAAGAATCTGCTGATACTTTAGAAGATACTTCAATGGGTGATTCTGCTAGAACCTACAAACCATCATTATCAAATTTCTCAGGAAGTTTAGATGTATTTTGGGATGAGACTGATACTAACGGACAAGGTGCTTTAAGTATTGGTTCAGAAGTAACTTTAAATGTATATCCTGAAGGAGATACAACTGGAGATACTTACTACACTGGTTCAGCTATTGTTACTGGAGTTTCAAGAAGTGCATCTTTTGATGGATTGGTTGAGGCTAGCATTTCAGTACAAGGCAATGGTGCTTTAACAACATCAACAGTATAAGAAAATGTCAGTTATAGATAACGCAAAAAAACATTTTGACAGCCTAGAAACTAGAATTATAGAAGTCCCTGAATGGGGAGATGATGAAGATAGTCCTTTAAAGATTTATTGTAAACCAATAACCCTTTCAGAGACTTCTAAATTTATGAAACTAGCTCAAGATGATGATGTTCAGTTATTGGCTTATGTTTTAATTTATAAAGCATTAGACGAGGCTGGAGAAAAGTTATTTACAATCGCTGATAAGAAAACCTTATTGGAGAGGGTTGATAGAGATGTATTAATTAGAGTTTCTAGTGAAATGATGAATAATGTTTCGCAGGAAGAAGTTAAAAAAAAGTAACTGAAGATAAGCAGCTATACATAAGATATGCACTAGCTGACAAACTAAACAAAACCTTAGCTGAAATTGAAGAAATTACAGTAGAGGAGTTCCAAGGATGGTTGGCTTATCTTGAAATAAAGGAAGAAAGAAATGGGAGCACTAAGTAAATCAGATATTCATTTTTCTATTATAGGAAATGATCAGTCTGCTAAAGCTATAAACAATTTTAAGAAAAATGTTAAAGGCACTGGTGCTGCATTATCAGGACTAAGAAATGCCATAATGGCAGCTTTTAGTACAAGAGAAATCATTGAAGCTGCTAACGTAATGATAGGCGTTGAAAATAGAATGAACGCCTTGACTGGTAGTGCTGAAAAGACAGCTATAGCTATGAATCACATGAGGACAATAGCCTCTGATTCAAGATCGGACTTTGATGCTGTTGCAATGTTATATACAAGGCTTTCTTTGGCTACAGATCACCTGGGTGCTACTCAAAGAGATGTTGCTGATGCTACTCAAACTGTAGCAAATACCTTTATTATTGCTGGTTCTCATGCTCAAGAGGCAAATAACTCTGCTAGACAGTTAGCTCAGGGTTTAGCTTCAGGAGCTTTAAGAGGAGACGAACTTAGGTCAGTAATGGAAAACAATACCATTCTGACAAAAATGTTAGCTGATGGTTTAAATATGACCATTGGTGAACTTAGAGAATTTGGTCATGCTGGTAAGCTAACAGCAGAAACAGTTATGCCAATTCTCATCAAAGGCACTAAAGAGACTAATGAGCAAATAGCAAAAATGCCCATGACTCTTGGACAAGCTGGTGTTGCACTAAGAAACAATTTCCAATTTATGGTTGGAGATATACAAGAAGCAACCCAGGGTTTCTCAAAAATAGCAAGTGCAATAAATTTTGTTGCTGTTAATTTAGATGCTTTATTTATACCAGCAATAATTGCTGCTGGGTTTGCTGTAAAAGCATTGACTGTTGCGATTATGGCCAATCCCTTTGGTCTCATTTTAACAGGTGTAACAACTGCTGTTATGGCATTATATGTCTTTAGAAATGAACTAAAAGATATTTTTAATGAGGTCATTCAAAGAGACATACCAAGACTTGTCTTGCAATTTAAAGTTTTTGGTGCACAAGTAAAACTAGCGTTTGAACAAAAATTAATAAAACCAGTTAAAACCGCATTTACTGGTTTTATGAACTTTCTTTTTGACAGCATTAATAGTGGATTAGAGAGAATAGATGGTGTTCTTGATAAATTGCCAAACATGATAAAAGAAAAACTAGGAATACAAGACCTGCCTAAGATTAATTTGTTACCTAGTCCTGAAGATGGCTCGGCAGAAATAGAAGAACAAATATCTGCATATATTGCAGAAATTGAAAAGATAACAGGAATGGTTATCAAAAAGTCAGACATTCCAACAATAACTGAAGCTATTTTTGGTAAAAGAAATGAAGATCAGGGGTCGGAAGAATCAGGGTTTAAAGCCTTAACTGCATTTGAGCAGTTTATGAAAGATGCGGAAAGGGGTTATAAAAAATTCTATAGCGGTATAAAAAGTATGGAAGACGAAATGCAGGGTGTGTTTAAGAAGTCTTATGATGGAATAACAAACCTAACAATGGATTTTTTAGAAAATGGCAAGGCATCTTTTAAAGATTATGCTACAACTATAGTAAAAGAGCTAATAAGAATAGCTATGCAAAAATTAGTTATTGATAAGATGTTTGCTTCTTTTGGTGGTTTGTTTAAAAAACCAACAATAGACACATCATCATTATCACTGCCAACAACCTTGCCTAATTTTGATGGTGGTGGTTATACAGGCGGAGGTGCTAGAGCTGGTGGATTAGACGGAAAGGGTGGTAGTCTTGCTATGGTACACCCTAATGAAACTGTTATAGATCATACTAAAGGACAAGGTATGGGTGCTACAGTAAACTTCAACATATCAACAGTAGATGCTGCTGGCTTTGACCAGTTACTAGCATCAAGAAAAGGATTGATAACATCAATCATAAACAANGCCATGAATAATCAAGGCAAAATGGGNNTAGTATAATGTCAGGNCAATTNCCTACAGACCCAAATTTTAGAAGTCTTAATTTTAAAGACAATAGACCTACTCTATTAAATCAAACACTATCAGGTAAAAAACAAGTCAGACAAATAGGTGCTCAGTATTTTTCTTTTACAGTTGCAATGCCACCATTACAACAAGAAAAGTCTCAAGAAATATTTGCATTTTTACAAAAACAAAAAGGTTCTTTTGAGGACTTTACAATAGTTGCACCACTAGATAACTTAGGTGCAGGCAAGTCAGAAACAGATATTCAAGTAGTTGGAGCACATACATCAGGAGATGCTTCCATAGTCTTAGATGGCTTTACAGCGAACCAAACAGGTGCTTTAAAGGCTGGAGATTTAATTAAGTTTGCAAATCATAGCAAGGTATACATGGTTCAATCAGATATTGATTCTGATAGTGGTGGAGCATTAACTGTTCTTATATCGCCAAATCTAGTAGCATCTCTAGCAGATAATGAAGCTGTTACTGTAAACAAACCAAGTTTTACTGTTTATTTAGAAAACAATGAAATCATGTATTCAACA